CTCCTCTTGGTTTCTCTACGTCAATATATTGAGTATCAGTATGTTCTTTTCTAAATCCTTTTACGTATGCTATAGCCGGTTCAATACCAATTGCTAGTTTGTCTGCGGATCCACCATCACCAGCTAGATTTAATCCACCGTTACCTGCTGTATCATCAAGATGTTCACGTATATTTAACTCGATTGGTTGTACGCTGTAATCACCTGATTCTTCAAACGTTCTTGTAGCTAATCTTCTTCCTAAAGCTGTATCATCTGTTTTGTCTGTTGTATCTAATTGTATCTTACCATTTGTGATTGTTGCTAATGGTACGTAGCTATCTACTGTTCTAGAAGATAAATCTAAAGGCTCTTTTATGAGAGTAGTAGCTATCTTATATCTGTCTGCTCCTGGAGCTGCAAAGTTTGGAGTTCCTGTAGCATTATCATTTAAGGTAGAATCTTGAGCAGTTCCTGCAGTAGTTTCTGTTACAGATAAGCCCACGATATAGCTTGGGGTATTTGTATATTTGTCTAGTATTAATGATCCTTCTGGTACAAATACGAAATTACCTGCAATAAAGTAAACACCAGATCCAATATTAATCCTGGATCCTAGACCCGTTGGGGTATTTCCTGATGTTTTTAGTTTACCATGTCTGACTGTAGAAGAGGTTGTATTAGTATCTGATGTAAATTCTTCTGTAGCTACGAATGTATCTACGGTTCTATTTGCTCCACCTTTATCTTTATAGACAATGTAAAGAGTATTTGGATCAGATCCTGCTGCAGCTTCTACTGCAATAACTTCCGCTGTAACTTGGTTTCCACTATTACCTAATCCAGTAATTGTAGAACCAATAAATTCTGATAAGTAAGTATCTGTATTAACTGCTCCACCAACAGTGTGGGTAAAAGAAGATTCGATCTTAATAAAGTCAAAACTTACATCTAATTGAACTTCACCATTAAGAACTCTTGAACCATCTTTAAATGCGTATCTTCCCTGTCGATCTATTTGTGCTTGTAATGCAGTTTGTAACTGAGTTAATTCTCTTGCTTGAACTGCAACACCTGGTTTAAATAATATTCTTTGATAACCTTTAGTTTCATCGAAGTCATCGAAGTAAGGTGCTATATTGTAATTTTTTACTTTAGTTGTTGCCATGTTTATTACCTTCTAATAAATTAGAATTCAATTATTAATTTAATATCTTCAATCTGTGTTGCTGTTCTATTAATAGGTGTTCTATTTTCTAAGAAAAGCATTTGACCAGAATCTCTATCAACCTCCGGGTTACCAACGGCGTTCGATGATTCCAAAGCACCTGCTGCACTTGATGTTTGACCATTGATCGTTTCCCCATTCGTGAAAGGGGTATATCCTGTTTTACTGTTTTGAGCATAATAAATATATCCTGATGTAGTATCTATATCAACTGCAAAAGCTTGTGCTCCGGATGTTGCACCAACTAATAGTTCATCAACTTGAAAACTTGATAATGATACTCCAGAAGCAAAATCCAGATAGCTCATTGCTTTTAATGTAGCTGCTGTTGATGTAGTTGTTGTTCCAAAATTAACTGGATTTTTAACAAGTGATATTTGTCTGAAATCATTACCAACTGTTAAGTCAGTTCCTGATCCACCAGCACCTGTTAATTGTGTATTGATTGCTGCGAAGAATCCACCTAATTCTGATACTGGATCTACCCCATGTCCTTTACCTGGGGCAAGTGTTAGGTTAGCTGTTGCGCTTGAACCACCCCCACCAGAGATCACGACTTTTGCAAAAGTATATCCCGAGCCTTTAGCTGTAATATTAATAGCTGTTACCTTCTGTGCGGTAACTGTTGCGGTTGCGGTTGCACCAGTTCCATCACCAGTGATTGTAACTGTTGGTGTTCCGCTATATCCTGTTCCTTGAGTAATGATTTCTGTTCTTTCAATACCGCCTGCATTCCCGTGGTCACGCGAAGCTTTTTGGTTTAGGTATTGTGCATAATCTCCTTCACTTAAAGCTGCCTGAGCTGCTGCATCATTCGAGAAGGCAAGGGAAACGGTCTTGACTGGCATATAAGATGTAGTAAGGAATTTTTCTGAATCAACAACCTGAACAGTAAACATATATTTCCATGAATATCCATCAGACTCTGCTGTTGGTACTGTTAGTGTTTGGGTAGGCTGTACTGTTGAAACAGTTGGACCTTTTACAATACATTTATAACACTTAAACTCAGCTGTAAGAATATAGAATGCTTTATCGAATATAGCACCATCATTAGAATCCCAAGCAAAATATGAACTACCTGAAGCCCACGTATATCTTGGTACTACATGTGAAATATCTGTAGCATTAATTTTTTGCATAGCCATAAAGTTAGCTCTTGCTTCCCCAATATCATCTATATGATCATTTGGCGGGAATTCGCTCCCAATGTTTGTTGAATCGGTTGTATCTGAAGTAGTACTTGACCAAACATCTGATTTTCCAATAGCGATGTATACGCTACTAGAACCAACGTTTGATTTAAAGTTCTCTGCATTTACGACCCTAAAATCTGATGTGACTATTGCCGTCATTTTCGTTTCCTCTTATTATATTGTGTCAACGTTGACAAAACTGCCGACGTTATATCTATTTATACTAGTTGAACTGAGGTTTTGTAGCTCTATTGCTCCTAATTGCTCAATTCTATTGTTATTATTAAACAACCTTTCTTTATCAAAAGGTGCTTTTAGTTCAAACGGATTGGTTTCATCCAATGTACCACTTAAATTTTCTTTATGATTTAACATTAATATTAATATTGATTCAAGATCTTTCGCTCTTTGTTCATTATTAACTTGACTTCCTATTCTTGCTTCTGGATCTACAACATAGCCATTTCCAGCTTGGGTTATAGTTGAACCGGTTATTTCACCATCAGCATTTAAATTCAAAGTCGCTGTAGCTTGAACGTTTGTTCCTAAAGGATTTCCATCTAGATCTGTCGATGTTGGAAGTTCAAATACCAATGATGGTGCTGAATCATATCTCTTCTTAGCTGCTAATCCACTTATATTTATAGCTGCTACTTTACCTGTATTTGGATTAGCTGTTACTGAAGCTGCTATGTTTGCAAATCCAGATCCAGCACTATTGATTGTAATATTATCAACATCCACCTGGCCTGTTGCTGTTAGCCCAACTGTTACCTGTGGAGAAACTAAACTTTGTCCTGATATAGCAACACCGTTAAACGAAATCGTTGGTGCCGCCGCATACCCGAATCCTGGTTCTGAAAGTTCTATTTTAGTTAATGCACCAGATGCATTTATTGTTAAAGAGAATGTAGCTGATTTGTGTATCTTAGCTTCTACACCTGGCAAGAAAGAGGATACGAATGATTGAACCAATAAAGGTAAATCTTCAATTCCAATTGCACCAGGTTGTCTTACTGGCATTGCAGAGTTTAAGTCTCTACTAATTCCAGCAACTGCAGGAAGCTGTTTCCTGAATGCAGTTATACCTGTACTTACTAAGTCAAGTAAGATTAGAATTTCCCCAAAGAAAATAAATCCAGCTGGATGTACTAATTTGTCATAAACGTTTTTCCAATCTGATACATTCTTACCTGTTTGGATTAAATAACTAAACTTTTGGAATCTAAAACTATCTTGTAACTTTATTCTATCAGATAGAAATCCTTTGTTATCTAAATATCTATTTTGATTTGTATCGTAATTACCGGAAGAAGGTATAAGTGTTTTATCATAAGGTCTTGACACAATTACTTGTTCATTAAATAGTAATCTAAAGAATATTTCAATACTATCTGAATTACCTCTTACCTTATAAAAATCTAATATTTGCTTATATAGATTTCTCTTATTAACTGTTACGTTCCTAGGTATAGCAGCAGCAATTTCTTTTTGCATTAACTCTAAATAGTTTAAAGAGTTTTTATCTATATCTAAAGCTCCTTCGATAGAGCTCATTACGTTGGAAGGTCCTGGTCCAACCCATTTCTTTACGATTGTTGTAAGCGAACATTGTAAGCTATTGAATCCAGCTAAACCATTGACTGTATATGTTTTACCAGTTTCTGTAGCTAAGTTTTTTAAAGAACCTGGTAGTTCATTACCATTTGTAATTGCAACCCGTTGATCTGTCAAAGGGAAGTTAACTTTAGTTCCATCTAATTGGGTAATAGTAAGAGTTGAATTAGATCCATCAAAGTCTGTAAAGAATTGATCATTATTATTTTCTGGATCTGATATTCTGAATTGTGCTTGTCCACCTAATATAAAATCATTAAAAGTTAATGTTTCTTGATAAATAAATTCGTCTAAGTTTAGGAATGTATAATAAGCTTTAAGTAACTCATCCAACATCGGAGCATCTTCGAGTATGTGCGCGGGAAGAAGCTGTGAATATCGAACGTCTTCTTTCGTTTTACCTTTTGTCGAACTAGAAGATTCTATATATCCTGGGGAATTATTTTCAGTATAAGTTGGCATTATTTAAATCTAGATGTGGTGGTATAATTAATTGAACCAGTTGAACCACTAACTGCAATTGTATCTATCTCTGGAGTAATTGTTACTCTTAGATCCTCAATTGATAATAACTGATCTCTTTTTGGAGCTAAGTCTAATGAATTAGGTGTAACAGTTAATCTTATAACAGATGTATCATCTGGTTGAAAACTATTTAGTGTTAGTTTACCATTTACTACATCAACTGTACCGGCATTTGTTATTACAGTAACATTTAATCCTGCAACAACCTTATAAACTATAATTTGTCTTTCAGTAGAAGCAGTGATAGGTATATCACCAAAGAAACACTCTTCTCCATTTATTTTAAAAGCTGTACTATTTAAAACAAAAGTTGATGAATTTCCAGATTGGAAAAATGGTGATGAAAAAGTTAAACTAAAATTATTTAATCCTGTACTAATTGGGGTAATATTCTGGAACATACGAGGTCGAATAGTACTATTTAGGATCGAAGGATCCGAGTTGTCTATATTTCTTAATAGCTCTGAGTGTCTGAATACACCATCAAATTTATTTAAGTTATTAAAGTTATAATTTTTAATAGTATCTCTTACCACTGTTTGTAGATCAGTAGTACTTCTATCTGTTAAGTTTGGATTAAATTTAAAAAATACATCTAATTCTAGGTTAGTAAAATTAGGATCTACGATTTCTGGTGTAATAGAAACCACGTTTTTACCTTTTAATATAACACCAGTTATTTGTTGTTTTTCTTCTGTTGTAAGTACTGTTGATAGTAATGGTTTAATTGCAATATACGCTTTTCCATATTCTGGTGGATCCTGATCTTCTCCACCCCACGTTGATATAGAATCTATATTTGAAAATGATTTTTTAATAATTGCTGCATAATCATCTGCTGTTACTGCTCTGTTTTGACTAGTAAAAGTAAGTGGAGCATTAAATCTAATTGACTCAGATGTTTCTTGATCAACACCACCAGAGGATAAAGCTTTTGTTGTAACAGTAATTTGTGAATATCCACTAACACTGTCAACCATACTAAACCCATCAGTAGCATTAATTGCTTTACCTGCACCATTGCTATCTTTACCTTTTGTTATAACATAATCAACAGTAACAATATTATTATTAACTGGCTTAAATCCTGTTACTCCATCACCAAAGTATACCTCGAAATATTCGTTTGAATTTTGTTGTAAGTAATAGGTTTTAGTCTCTGCATTAACTGAAGAAAGACTTTCAAATTTAGTGTAGATATCAAATGAACTACTTTCTTCGTTTTCTTGTACACGAATTCTTAAAGTAGAAGTATCAGCTGAATCATCTGTTAATTGAAACTTCTGATTTTCTACATCGTTATCAACTCTATATTTTATTTCTCTGAACGATCCCTCACATATACTTACATTAGGGAATGTAAAAATCTCATTATCATCTATAATTGCAGTATGATTATCTAACACTACGTATTGGAATTCTTCTCCACCTACTAATGTTTTTAGTTTTGTTCCTCTCGCGAGAGTAAGCGTTGATGGTGGATCTCCGTCTTCGCTTGCAACATTAACTAAAATATCTATAGTAGATCTAGGTGCGAGTATTGATCTTGGGATATATCCTAATAGTTTTGCACGAGTAACAACGTTACCTCTTATCTGCGCTGAATCTAAGAAAGCTTCATTTAATGCAAAGTGTGCATTCATAGCTTGATAGTGTGTATTATATGCTAGAACATCTAGTAATACACTCATACCAGAACCATCAAAATCATAATCATTGAATTCTGTTTGTTGCTTTAGATATGCTTTTAGATTTGATTTTATATCATCGAAATCTAATTCTGTAACCTTTAAATTTGTAGCCATTATCGTAACCTTCTTAATACTATTTCAACAGCGTCATTGCTATCGTATTCTTTTATTTTAAACTTAACCAAGATCTTGTAAGCGTTATCATCTGGTAAATCTTTTATATCAATATCTTGAACTATAATTCTGGGTTCGTGATTGTTTAAAACGTTTGATATATTTTCTCTTAATGCTATTTTCGTAAGAGCATCAGCTGGTTCAAATAATAAACCTCTTAGGTTAGCACCCAAGAATGGCTGAAATGGTCTTTCGTTCGCATTTGTAATTAAAAGGTTCTTAACAGCATTCTTAACTGCATTATCATCTTTTAATACGTTTAAATCCTTTCTAATAGGATGAATGGCTAATGTTAGATCTAAATCTCTGTGACCTTTTCTACGAGAAACAACCTTCGCCTTGGAAAGATTTCCGGATATGCTTTTATCTGATTGTATTAATGTTGAAGCCATATATCTATTTATACGTTAAGTAGCAGCAGTTGGACTATTGGTTTCTGGATTAGATTCTTTATCACCAGTAGTATCTGCGCCCTGACTGTGTGTATGTGTTGTTAAAGCAACTGATTCATCACCTTCAGATTTAGCTGTTATTTCTTTTGCACCAGTAACATTTTCTGTTACATGCAGTGTTCCTGTGATAGTTGTATTACCATCTATGTTTACTATATCATTTACTGCATCGATACTAACTGTTCCTTCCTCGTTAATATTAATTGTTGTTCCACTCTTATGCTTAATATTTATCCTTGTAGCACCATCTGTATTATCTAATTCTATTAAATGTCCTGCAACGGTTTTTGTTACTTGGTTTAGGTTAGCATCATCTACCTCTGTCGGAACGTCTGATGTATTTGCCTTATTCCCGTATGTTCCTTGGAATCCTAATGAGGTATCGATTGCCTTCTCTGTGAAAGACATAATACTTCCTAATATAATTGGATCTTGTGAGCTAGGTCCATCACGGAAGAATCCAACCACCCAAGAACCAGATAACAATTGATGGTTTTGTCCTATACCTTCTACACTTGGAGAAGTGTTTGGCATCATAACTGTAGCAAATGGAAGATCTTCAGTCTTGACTTCCACCTTATCGTCTGTGTGATATCCAAAACATCTTACCTTTACTCTATTTAATTTCTTAGGATCATTTGTATCTTCCACTACTCCTATGAACCAATCGAATTGGCCGCCTACAAATTGATCATCTTGTCTTAACATTATTTCTCCGGTGCAATTTCGCGTTCAACAGAATCTTTCTGTACTTTTAAAGTCATAGTATATTCTTCTGGTCCTATAAAATGAATAATAGAAGTAACTAAATAATTACCACCAAGGTATTTATCTAAAGGAACAGTAGGTTGATCTTGCTCTAACATATCAGAAGCTTTTACAATATTTAATTTTACCTTTTTACCAACTGCCATTTCAAAATCACCAGCTATTGAAAAACTGTGTGTCATGAAGTTCATAGTAGATAAATGTGATTGTGCTTTTAATAAAGTAATGTGATTCGGCTCGTGATAGTTTTTATGACTTGGGTATGCATCTGTATTTCTAGAAACGAAATGATGCTTACCACCTTTTAGATCAGATAGTTTCCTATCTGTAAATTTAGTATCATCTGTGAATGGTTTGTTCTTATTAATTTTTTTTGGCTTAGCCTTATCATAATTAAAAAAGCTTTTCTCATAATTTTTCTTAGAAATATCTAGTGAGTGTAATGTTGAAGCATAAGATCCATTTGCCATTCCTTCTAACTTAGACATTCCTAACTCAGAACCAAACTGGTTAATTCTTCTTGATTGTTCATCATAAGCTTCTTTCGTACCCATTTCAAATTCAAAGAATGGTTTAAATTCATATTCTCTATAAACGTCTTGGTCGATTAAATTCTCTAATGAGTTAAATTGTATTCCTTCTTTTACGGA